CAGTTCAACCATTTTCTTTTTTACTGTTACATTCTTTGCCACTCCTGTCTTAATATCATCCCAAATCAAAAGACATTCTTCTATCAGTTCTTCAGGTATATCATCAGGTCTTTCTACTTCTGTTGTTTTACTCCAATACTTTTGAGGACATTCCATAACTCCTATCCTAGCTTTTACTTTCATAAAACACAAGCATACCTTACAAGTACCTGTAGGTTTAAAGTAATATACACATTCTCTACATAATGCTATACGTTCTTCATATACCTCGTTTTTTACAAAGAAATTACTCATCTATAACTTCTTTCAGATATTCTCTTACTTTGTCTATAGTCGTGAACAAGCTATTTCTACTTATACCTGTTTTCTTTGCTAGTCCTGTTAATGTGTTACCCTCGTAGTAGTACAACTTAAATACATCCCTGTCATACCAATATACATCTTCTAATGCTTTGTCTATTTGTTCTAGCTTTTGCCATTGTTGGTATTCTTCAGGATTAGGTATATTGTATAGATGTTTGACATTTCTCCTGTTTCTGTTATGTCGTATGTTATACTACTAGCTTGTGCATCTAAATTAGTATAGTATTTTTTATACTTATAGTAGTAAGGACTTCTAGGACTTGTATAGCTTCTTTTTAATACTACTGCACCATATCTTATTAATCCTTTCTTGCCATCTTTATTATATATATCTTTTAATATTGCAGGGTTCATCTGCATAAAGTATAACATTAATTCTTGTACTGCTTCTTCTATTTCGTTTATATCTTGCGAGTAGGTGTAAGACATTTCTACAAAAGTTTCTCTACAATCTGCTACTGCCTGATATACTTTATTCATTATTGTTTTTTATATCTCTTAAATCTCTTACAACCATTTCTAAAGCATTGTCTAATAATAGTTTGTATGCTCTTATTGCTTCTATATTTCTTTTAGTTTGTATACCTGCAAAATATCCATTTACCATTACTGAAGTATGAGAAGGTATAAGTGTTAGCCAGTCATCCCAATTACCTTCATTTACATCTTTGCCATAACTATTATGATATTCTATTATAACTTGTAATACTTCCTTAAAATTATTATATCTACTTTCAGAAGAAATCTCTTTAACAAAAGATAACATTAAGTTTAAATAATCATTAACAACTATTTGATGTGTAGTATTTGCAAATATTGGTTTTGTCATATTTCAAATATAGAAAATTAATTACTCTATATTCTTTTCCTTTTTTATTTTATTAACAAGCCCTTTGTAATAACTTATCTTTTCCACATAATCTATCCTAGTCATTTTTACATTTAACTTTGACAGGTATTCTAATTCTTCAGCAGTACCTTTACCATACTTAGCATCTAAATACATTCCGAATTTATATTGTTCTCCTTGACCGAACATATTACACTTAACACATTGGACTTGACAATTTTGTTCATTCCATCTTGTATAATGATGTCTACGAGATTGAAAATGTCCATTTTGAAGTTTCTTGTAATGGTCTACTTTACCACAAGTAAAGCATTGGGCTGCACCTGTATTAGTAGCTTCTCTTAATCTTATATATTTAGAGAACCAACTATCTAACTCTTTTTTAAGTTTACTTACAGGTTTCTTTACCCCCATATTATAAGCTGCTCATCTTTAGGTATTGGCTTATAGTATTGGTATCTTGCTATACTTGTGATTCTTCCAAATCTTGTTTTCCATTCAATTAAATTC